CAATTAGTAGCTTATGGAGCTCAGGACATCTACCTTACTGGTAACCCGCAGATTACTTTCTTCAAAGTTGTCTACCGCAGACACACTAACTTCTCTATGGAGTCTATCAAGCAAACTTTCAATGGACAAGTAGGTGCTGTACCGTCTACTGTTACAGCCACAATCTCTAGAAATGGTGATTTAGTTCACAGAATGTGGTTAGATGTTACGATGGACTCTCAACAACGGGGCAGCGGCAGTGGTTATTCAAACTGGACTAATAATACCGGACACGCTTTTGTTAAAGAATGTGAAATTGAAATTGGTGGTCAAAGAATTGATCGTCATTATTCTCAGTGGTTAGATGTTTATAATGAATTAACTGATCATGAAGAATCTGAATGGATTGGTCTTAATAAACACGCTACTAAAAACGTCTATTTGAAATCAGGGGGTGCTACTGGAATGAATAGTCATCTTCAATTATATATTCCTCTTCAATTTTGGTTCTGCCGTAATCCGGGTCTGGCATTACCTTTAATTGCCCTTCAATATCACGAAGTTAAAGTTAAACTTACAACTAGAGGAATGGATGGATTAGTTAATGGTGATTCTAGTTTAAATACCACCGGCCACCAAAAACCTACCGATTGTGATTTATATTGTGATTATATTTATCTTGATACTGATGAAAGACGTAGATTCGCTCAAGTATCCCATGAATACTTAATTGAACAAGTACAAAAAGAATCAAAGACTACTACTGTGGCTAAAAGTGCTGTAAATTTAAGCCTGAATTTCAACCATCCTGTTAAAGAATTAATATGGGTCGCTCAAGATACTACATTAGGATCTGAAGCGTCTATAGGTGTCCGTGACGCCACACTAAATACAGCAGAATCTCACGGAAACGGAAATGATTATTTCAATTATGGATGTTTTGGACAACAAGGCAACCATGAAGTTATTGGAGGTACATCTGCTTCAAATGAAGCATTTTCTACAATGAAACTTCAATTAAATGGTCATGATCGTTTCAGTGAAAGAAAAGCATCTTACTTCAGGACTTGCCAACCACAACAACACGGTCACAAAGTCCCTTCAAAACACATTTACAGTTATTCATTTGCTCTTAAACCTGAAGAACATCAACCATCTGGAACTTGTAACTTCTCTAGAATCGATAATGCTCAAATGATATTAGGTATGGTACCAAATGCAACAGTTGTCACCGTCTACGCCGTCAACTACAATGTCCTTCGTATCATGTCCGGTATGGGTGGTTTAGCTTACAGTAATTAAGTTAATTAATCGTGTAACTTTATACTTTTTTTTATATTTATAATATATATTATATAATGGGTGGAGGATTAATGCAACTTGTCGCTTATGGTGCTCAAGATATTTATTTAACTGGTAATCCCCAAATCACTTTTTTTAAGGTTGTATATAGGAGACATACAAACTTTTCTATAGAAGCAATTCAACAAATATTTGAACAAAGTTCTGATAATTTATACTTAGGAGGAAAGAAGACAGTCCTTATATCTAGGAATGGTGATTTAATTCATAAAATATGGTTAGAATGCAAACTGCATTGTAAATCACCCTTTATGGGGGAGGCGGATACGCCAGGTACCTACGTAAATTGGACAAATAATACAGGTCATGCTTTAATAGAAGAATGTTCTATAAGAATAGGTGGTCAGGAAATGGACAAACATAGTTCAAGGTGGTTAGATATATGGAATGAATTAACAGATCATGACGAAGCAGATTGGTTAGGTCTAAATAAACATGCTGCTAAAAACGCTTATTTAAACTCACAGGGACCTTTGTCCAGTGAAGACAGTATATCTTTAAAATTATATATACCTTTGCAATTTTGGTTTTGTCGTAATGTAGGATTAGCATTACCATTGATTGCTTTACAATATCATGAAGTTGAATTAGATATTAAATTTAGAGAAATAACTGCTTTGATAAATACAGATTATAAAGGGACTTATGTCCCTGATCATTCCTCTATAAATGTAAAAGTATTTGCTGATTATATATATTTAGATACAGATGAAAGGAGAAGGTTTGCTCAAGTTTCACATGAATATCTTATAGAACAAATACAATATAAAGAAAATGATAAATCTAACACTAACTTTAGAATTGACTTTAATCACCCAGTTAAAGAAATTATATGGGTTCTTCCTAATAGTCATCATGGTCTGAAATATAGTGACAGTAGTAAAAATATAGACGCTAGAATAGAAGAAGGGACTCATAGAAATGATTATTTTAATTATAATGCGAGTAATAATAGTAAATATATTGAATATATATGTGGACAAAGATCTTATGAGGGTTTTAATAGAGGGACTATTAAATTAAATGGTCATGTGAGATTTAAAGAAAGGGACGCTAGTTATTTTAGAATATGCCAACCACAACAAGCGGGTCATAAAATACCTACTAAACATATTTATATGTATTCATTTGCTCTAAATCCAGAAGAACATCAACCATCAGGCACTTGTAACTTCTCTAGACTAGATAATGCTCATTTATCATTTAATCAATTAAATAATAATGAGGATAATCAAAACATTAATATTTATGTAGTAAGTTATAATGTTCTTAGAATTATGAGTGGGATGGGTGGTTTAGCATATAGCAATTAGTAATATATTTAAATAATGTCTAACAAATAATACAATGTATTTTGTTTAGGGGATTCTTTGGATTTTTGTTAGATTTCTTAACAATTTCCTCAGGTTTCTTAACAATTTCCTCAGGTTTATTTACCATCTTCTCAGGATTCTTCACAATTTCCCCGGATTTATTTACCATCTTCTCAGGTTTCTTCAAAATTTTCCTCAAATCTGTTTCGCCTAAATTTAGTCTCTTATTTCTTATAGTGTTCCTAATAATAGGTTCATCTTCTTCTAATAATGAATCATATAGTTCTTCATATTTTTTCCACAAATTATCCTTAAATTCTAATCTCAATTCTTTCCATAATTCGGGCACATGGTCCATATTCATACTTATATTTATATTTACTTATATATAATTCAAATTTGATTTTATTATTACCATAATATCTACCATAAATATGAGCGAAGATCAAAATCTATCTGTTATATATAATATATTACAAATTATAGCTGGATTTTCTATATATATTTTATGCTTGGGATGTTTATACAGACGAGCAAAAAGTCAAGAAAATAATGCTCAAACCCTTACAAATGTTACTAAAGTAAATATTGGACAAGGGTCTATCCTACCTATCTAAATTTAATATAATAAGGATATAATATAATAAGGATATAATATAATAAGGATATAATATTAAATTTAAAGAATATATATATTATATAATGGATTACAATAAATTAGATATTCATATAAATAATTATAGAACAGATAATATAATAGCATTGAAAGAACTATCACTAACAATACTATTCAATTATATTATATTATATATAAGACATGATATTAATATTATATTGTGGACATTTTTAAATACACTTATATTAGTAAAATGGTTTATTATATTTCATGATACTGGTCATAATTCTTTTTTCTCTAACAAAAAAATAAATAAATATATACAAAAAATTGTATCATATTTAATATTTACACCATCCAAATGGAAAATAACCCACATCTATCACCATAATAATAACGGAAAACATATAGAATATAATGAGACTATATTTATGACTAAAAAACAATATGATGAATCATCTAAAATAAAAAAAATAACATATAATATTTTGAGACACCCAATTATATTTTTCATATTTATCCCATTTATTAATTGGTTCATAATTTATAGAACGCCTATTGAATCTAATAAATGGATAGATATTTATAATAAAATAGAAAATACTATATTTAATATCATATTAGTTTATATCATATATAGTGATTATTTTATTTATTATTATATATCAGTATATTGTTCCGCATTTACAGGTTTGATTTTATTTCATTTACAGCACACTTATGAAGATAGTTATATATGTGTTAATGATAAAGTATGGAATAAATATGAAACCGCTTTAAAAGGTTGTAGTCATTTAAAAATACCATATATATTTAAATGGTTCACAATGGGAATAGAATACCATCATATCCACCATTTAAATTCAAAAGTTCCAGGATACTTATTAAAAAAATGTCACGATGAAGCACCTAAACATTTTTGGAAAGATGTCACTTATTTAAATTATAAAGATATTTTCAAGTCTCTAAAACTAATGCTTTATGATGAAGATAATGGAATATTTATTTAAATTTGATATTATTTTATAGAAATTATATAATAAATCTCAATGGTTTTTAATAAAAAAGATCAATGTATAATTTGTTTGGAAGATTGTTCTAATAAGTTATGCGAGTGTGATGCTTTTATGCATAATCATTGTCTAATTAAATGGAATAATAGTATTTACAATCCCAATAGTTCTACTTGTCCTCACTGTAAAAAAAACATTAAGATAAAAGAAAAAAAAAACTATCCCAAAATTATATATATTTATATATGTAAATTTATAAATAATGTTATTCAATATTTAAAAAATTTCACATTAACTTCTATTAATTTTATGAAAGAGTTGTGTAATACTTTATTTAATATTTTAATATTTATAGTATTTTGTATTATTATTCCAGATATAGTTGGTATAATACTTTTCTCTTTATATTATCTATATAATATTGACAATATTGATTTAACATATATTGATTATATTATTAAAAATATGATAATGACATGGTTTTCTGGATTTCTAAACATGTTAGTTATTGTTCACATATGGGCTAGATGTAAGGCAGGCGAGTGTCACTTTGATGATGATTGAGAATTGCCGTTGGCTCTCCAGAGAACAATTCTGCGACAATAGTGCCGACACATGCACTGACAAATACCTGCGGTCCGCATATTCCTATGCTTATCAACACTAGATCCACCATTACTAGGGTATTCCTTGAGTTCGTTGATGTTACTGGGTCTATCTGTTTGATGACGCTCACAGCAATTACACTTAGAAAGTATGTCCAGATAAGCAGGTCCATTATCTTTTATATCCTTGATACATTTATCTGCTGCTGGACCAATATCTCCCTTATTTTTAAGTTGTCCGGCGCGAAACCAAGCGCGGTGCAATTTGTCAGCCAATTCCATCTTATTCTTATTATGTAAATAAATTACATCGGGATTTCAAATTTACTTTGCATTCTTTCTGTAAAAATCTCTGCTTTCCCATTGTTTATTATATGGGATGGTTTTATGAATTGGTTTTTTTGTTACTTGTAGTTCCGGATACACGGTTTTATTAATGAATTTATATAGATCTTTATTCACAAATAATTTAGAGAAATCACGAATTTCCCATTTTTCGAATACTGGTATTAATCGAAATCCCCTAAACATTTATTACTATTATATAATATTTGATATTTTTTTATATACTTTAATTTTTTATTATGGTAAGAATCTGTAATTAATGATCTAAAAATTTTATAAAGGAACATGAAAACTCTCTCATTAATAATAACATTACTTACTATATTTTTATATTGAAAATATTTCATATATGTATATAAAATCATATAGATAAAAGGCGTTCTCAAAAATAATAATAATGATATTCTTTTATATTTGACATAATTTTTACACATTCCTAAAACAGGGATAATTATTAATGAATGAATCATATTTATTATTATTATTATTATTATTATTATTATTATTATTATTATAATTATAATAATTATCTTAAATATTTATAAAATTTTATATATAAATAATATATTATATGAAAGATTCATTAAAATATGGTTTGATTGGATTATCTATTACACCTATTATAATATTAATGGTTATATATTTGGTGGCATTTGTATTTGTGTTATCTTTTGATAAAAAATCCACATGGCGCGATGATTTTATACATGCTTATGAAATTTCTTATATGATAATATCATTAATATTGTCCGGATATCAAACTAGAGACAAAAATAATATAAATAATAATAATGTATCTTATTATGATAATTATTTATAAATTTGAATATTACAATTTTGTTAATAAAAATATGTTGAGTATTGAAGAAACTAAATTAATTGATTGGTTAAAATCTATTGGTATTTCAACTATGTATATTTATAAAATAAAAGAAATATTTAATGAAGAAGGTATTAAATTTTGTCGCAAAACTATGAATTGTTTTACAACAGAAGATATTAAAAAATATGTAGAACAGATGAAAATAAACGAAGAAAAACAATTTTTAACCAACTTATTAGAAGATTGTCCTGGTGTGGATGTATCTGCTGCAGTTTCCGAATTAATGAATAGGTAATGAACAAGTCCAGGATCTATCACCACACGAATCATATGCTATCATAGATACACTATTTTTATTAAAGTCTGAAATACATTGAGTATTAGTTGGACATTCTTTTTTTCTATCAATATGTTCCTGAGAATTATCCTCACAAAATCTATAACAAATATCTCCAATATTCAAAGGAGATCTTTTATAATATGATGTACATTCAGATTCCCCCGGGGAAAAACAATACATCCTTGTGCATGCCCCTATTTTTCCATTATTAACTGAACAAGTATTACAACCATCATACCATGAAGCACAATTACTCGGTATTTTCCCGACACATTTGCCATGATCATCCCTTTTTTCATTAGGGGAACACGGTTCTGAACATGTCCCAGGAGCATCTGCTATCATAGGTCCCATTGTATTTACGCATTCTAATCCATCCATACATCTGGTTTGATATTCAGGAAGAGTATATCCTCCACACGATTCACCAGTAATTGATTTATCAATGCATTCGCGTGGTTGTAATCTTCGCCCCCCTAGTCGATAGGGTTGAGAACCCATATCTCTACAAAATTGACCACTATTACAATCAGTATCCTGATTACAATCACCTTGATTACTACAATCATATGATGGACAGGATGTTAAGCATCCACATTCATCAGTTTGTGTTACCAACCTACATGAGTCCATATTTATATCACCCATATAAGGCATAGGACAAGGGGGTGATGGAGGACACACCCGGCGCGATGTACAGTCGTTCTCCTGATCAATATTATGAATTAATGGATATACTGGTTTTTCTGAAATACAATCCGTTTCCCATGACCTTATACATGAATTAGTTTGCTCACACCATGAATATCCACCATCCAATACACAACCATGATCATCTCTTTGGGAACCTGCCAACATTTGTCCTTGAACATTACTAATAAATAACATATTTACTAACAACTTTAACATTTTCATTTTATAATATATATATATAAATTAATCTTAAGTATTTATGGTTTCATTAATCAACTTGATATATATTTTGATACATATCTATCATAGGTATTCTTATACCATAACCTTTTACTGTATATTTTTTACCTTTCTCTAATTTATTATATTCTTCTGCTCTATTAAAATCTAATTTGAACCATACATTCCCTGATTGATATATATTATTATCAGTATCTACTATATTATAATTAGATCCACTTCTTCTATATCTGGTATATTTATCTTTTATTGTAATAGTTTTTTCAAAATGTGTTATATAATACAATACAATATTAAATATTATTGATCCAACTATTATTAATAATAATATAAGATTAAAACGATGAAAATATAACAAATCTAAAAACTTATTCATATATATATATATATATATATTATATAATATTTTATGTTTTTGGTATATTTATTAAAGAGTGATAATAAATCTTATATAGGATATACAAATGATTTTTTTAGAAGATGGAAACAACATAATTGTATTTTAAAAGGTGGTGCGAAATATACCACTAGAAATAATAAACATCCTTGGGAACCTATTTGTATTATTGATGGATTTATTTGTAAAAAAGAAGCAATGCGGTGTGAATGGAAATTAAAAAGAGCAAGAGGATATTTAAATAGGATAAAATATATTGACTATATATTTAATAATGAAGAAAAATTTACAAAAAATGGATCAGAAATAAAATCTTTAAATTTAAAAATCTACTCTAAAAAAGAATACTATAAATATTTTAATAATTTAGAATTAAGAGAATTGGAATGGTTTTAAATTATTTAGTTAGAATATGCTAAACCACCCATACCAGACATAATGCGGAGGACATTGTAGTTGACAGCGTAGATATGTGAGTCGGTTGTCTGACTGGTGACATCTGCTAAATTTAATTCAGCATTGTCAATTCTGGAGAAGTTACAAGTGCCAGATGGTTGGTGCTCTTCGGGTTTGAGGGCGAAGGAGTATACACCGATGTGTTTGGCGAGCTGGGAGGTGCGGGCCTCAGTGATAATATTATTATTAAGTTTATGAATTTTGAAAGTTGGATGCGCGTCGTTCGCATTTGTTATAACTGTAATTGTTTCTAGGATGTTGCTGTCGGTCGCGGTGAGAGTTCTAGAGTTAATTAAAGGACTTGTAACAGGAATTGTTCCGCTGTCCGCCTGCGCCACATCATCTGTAACAGTAGTTAAGTATATCTCGCCTTCTGAACCAGCGATTTCTGTGAAGGCGGCGCCTTCGCCGGCGGCGTTCACTTCGCGCGCGTCACCCAAAGTACCGGTAATACCATGATCGACGGTAGGTCCATTCGCCGGGACAACGCAGATCACGATTGCTAAAACATCGCCTTTTTTAAGATTTACGCTAGAGAAAGGTGTGTTGCCCGTCAAAATTGCCTCACTAAAAGTAATCCCGCCACTAGTCTGTGATACCGTAGTCACAGACTCACTAGTACCTACTAAAGATAATTGGTTTAATATTTGACTCCTGGCAGCACTCGGTAAATTCTGGCGGGGAACAGCAGTGTGGTAATCAAATGGTTGTTGTAACTCAAAGTATTCTGCTTCTCTTTGACTGAAACGTTCATGTCCATTTAATTTTAATTGTGCGGCACCTGCTGAACCCGTAGTAGTCCAGATAAGTTCTTTAACCGGATGGTTAAAATTGAGTTTTTGAGCAGATTGGTACGAAATCGATTGTTCTTGAACTTGTTCAATAAGGTATTCGTGTGATACTTGAGCGAATCTACGTCTTTCGTCAGTGTCTAGGTAGATGTAATCACAGAATAAATTTAACCCTTGTCCGGCGTTAGCACCCTCGCCTAATGAAAATTTAACTTTAACTTCATGGTATTGAAGGGCTATTAATGGAAGAGCAAGACCTGGATTGCGGCAGAACCAGAATAGAAGTGGGATGCTGATATATTTCACCCCTGATGTCGTCACATTCCCAATGAGACCTTGCATAGATTTAAGACCAATTGCTTTAGATTCAGGGACAGAAAGTTCATTCCAGGTATTCATCCAATCAATTGTTTGTTTATCAATTCTTTGACCACCGATCTCTAATTCTACTTCTTTAATAATTGTTTCTGGATTGGTGATAGTGTTGGTAGTAGTCTGAACAAGATACATCTTGTAAACTAAATCACCATTTCTGGAAATAGTGCATACAGGGTTGCCGCTCGGTCCTGCTTGACCGTTGAAAGTTTGTTGGATAGACTCCATGGAGAAGTTAGTGTGTCTGCGATAGACAACTTTAAAGAAAGTAATTTGTGGGTTACCAGTAAGGTAAATATCTTGTGCACCATAAGCTACTAATTGCATTAATCCTCCTCCCATTTGTTTTTATACTATAGCATAGAAAAAATTTTAAAAAAAATTAATTATTAAAAATAATTTAATTCTATAGATATTATGAATAAACAATTAATTAGTAAACCTGTTATTGAAAATATTTATGAAAATATAAAAAATAAAATTAAAAATAATAATAAATTAATTAAATTATCTATAATAATTGTTGGTAATCGTCAAGATTCTTT